GTTTGAGGCGGGCAAACACCATGGCCCATTGTGCTACTAGTGTGTAGGGCGTGAACGCTTAATATAACAACCAAATTTTGGTTGGGCACGGCAGTGCTGACCTTAATCACTATTGACAGGATGGGAACCCGGAGGGAAATTGGTGTCGGGAGAAGTGTCTGAAGGGGGTGATCACAAAGAAGTGAGATCCCAACTGGACGACGCGTATCCGCTTTCTCACTAAACCATGCGAAGTGAAGAAAAGCAACCAGGTATCGGTCCTGCCAGAAAACGGAAACAACACTCGCGATCTCATTGTTCGGGAGGCAAGGTAACGGCTGCCTCTGGAGCGAGTTCTACGTCAGCTGGTTTTGATGTTATCCGAAACATCAAACACGAAGTCAAGGTTTATAAGACCACTGCATTGTATCTGCGAGGTCGAGACCTGACTTATCCCGATGAAGCTGCTTTGAACCGGTTTAACGCCTGGGTCGTGGCTAATCAGGATGAAATCGACCCCGCTGAACAATTTGTTTGCGGGAAGTGTGGGCATGTCGATTTCCAGTTGTGCGCGCATAAGTTGCGCGAAGTCCCACCCCCGCCGACACCAGAAGATGTTGTCCTGGTGTCCGACGATATGCGTCATCACAGGTTTGGAAATGGAATGTTGCGTAACCTGTTAAAGACATTTTCGCTGCCGAGATTTGACACCCATTCTATTGCTGACGACAAGCTTAATGGGTTTTCGAATGATTACCTTCCTGATGGATTGGTGATCATCGAATTGTACAATTATTTGGTGGTCAATATGCAGACGTCATATTTGGTGAATGGTGCCGAAGACCGGGCATTGAAGTTGTCGCACGTGCACCGACTGGCTCAGCGATGGGCCATTAACAACGAATTCGAGAAGAAACTTGAGCGCGATTTGCATCTTTGCGTTCGTTTCCGATTGACCATACAACGTGCATGTGACAATGCGCAGAACGAGATGTTGTATGGACATCGTGATCCGAAGCGGAATTTTGGTTTAGCCTGGTTGCCGAGATCCCGCGTTCGATTGGCGGTGCTATTTTTCTTGGTTGTGATGGCATTATATCATTGTTCGACAACCATGGGCTTGCTTATGCGCGTTTGGGAAATCGCACCATTTGCAGGCAGTGCTACGCTTTATCTCTTGAATTGCGTGGCCGCCTCTGTACCAGATTTGGTGCCGAGGATACTCGTTTCGGTTTCAGCACACCCGAGTGGAAACGGGCCAGGGTTACAGTGCGTGAGCACAAGTACCGGGCTGCGTTGGCACGCGGCGGAG